AACGAGCCCCTCCTAAGGGCTAATTGCAGGTTCGATTCCTGCAGGGGACACCATCTATCAGTTCGCTCCCATCCGTACCAGTCCGCAAAATCCCCTGAATATCAAGCCTTCCGTAGATTCACAGTTCGTCATGGTTCGCTTCAGATCGTTGACAGCCTCACTCCATGACGGGTAAAAAGTGGATAAAATAATTTTACCCACCGGATTTTTACCCATGCTCACCGTTAAGCAGATTGAAGCAGCAAAGCCGAAAGAAAAACCATACCGCCTACTCGATGGTAATGGCCTGTACCTTTATGTCCCTGTGTCAGGGAAAAAGGTATGGCAGCTTCGCTACAAGATTGACGGTAAGGAGAAAATCCTGACCGTAGGAAAATATCCGCTAATGACTTTGCAGGAGGCAAGAGATAAAGCATGGACCGCGAGGAAAGACATCTCGGTTGGCATCGATCCGGTAAAGGCGAAAAAGGCTTCGTCTAACAACAATTCCTTTAGTGCGATTTACAAGGAATGGTACGAGCACAAGAAGCAAGTCTGGTCAGTAGGCTATGCAAACGAACTTGCCAAAATGTTTGATGACGACATTTTACCCATCATCGGCGGTCTTGAGATTCAGGATATTGAGCCGATGCAACTGTTGGAAGTAATCCGCAGATTTGAAGATCGCGGTGCAATGGAACGAGCCAACAAAGCACGCAGAAGATGCGGCGAGGTTTTCCGTTACGCTATTGTCACCGGAAGGGCTAAATATAACCCGGCACCTGACCTTGCTGACGCCATGAAGGGATACCGCAAGAAGAACTTCCCGTTTCTTCCTGCAGACCAGATCCCGGCATTCAACAAAGCACTGGCAACATTTTCAGGAAGTATCGTATCGCTCATTGCGACCAAAGTTTTACGCTACACAGCCCTCAGAACAAAAGAGCTTCGTTCCATGCTATGGAAGAACGTCGATTTTGAAAACAGGATTATCACCATCGACGCCAGTGTGATGAAGGGACGCAAAATTCATGTGGTCCCGATGTCAGACCAGGTGGTTGAACTTCTAACTACGCTAAGCTCCATCACTAAACCAGTATCAGAGTTTGTTTTTGCCGGACGCAACGATAAGAAGAAGCCAATCTGCGAGAACGCGGTATTGCTTGTGATCAAACAAATTGGCTATGAGGGTCTGGAAAGCGGTCACGGATTCAGGCATGAATTCAGCACGATTATGAACGAGCACGAATGGCCCGCTGATGCTATTGAAGTGCAACTAGCACATGCCAACGGCGGTTCTGTGCGTGGAATTTACAACCATGCTCAGTATCTCGATAAGCGCAGAGAAATGATGCAATGGTGGGCGGACTGGCTTGATGAATATAAGCTATGAATTAGCGCAAGAAGAAATAATGTTATTCATCATGCGCTAATACTAGATTTAGCTAATTAACTCAATTGTCGACGAGTTAGTACAATAAGCAGGCTGCTCTGTAACGACATCCCTAACCATCATTTTAGAGCTTGGACCGTTAGCGGTTAGATCTCCTGATTCTGCTGATGAATCTCTAACTATATTATTAAATGAGCAAATACCATCTATATAGCATAATGTTGATCCTGGTCGCACATCTGAATCAGTAACAACAAACCCCGCAATAGAATCGTGAACGGTGATCGCAACATTATATGTAGTTGATTCATCTATATCCTTGATCGCAGGCCCACGACATCCACTATATGAGCAGTTAATTCTTACGCCTTTGCATGACTCATGAGATGTAGACCCGTTATTATTATTTGCTCCTGACGTATCAAGATACCCATTACCAGCGCCTGTATTATTTACTTCAATAAAATGAGGGCTAATTCCTGATGCACCTTCATGATAGTTGAAACCATCACGCCTATTCGAATGAGCAATGCAATTTTCAGTAATTACAATACCAACATCTAGTGCTGATAAACCGTTGGAATTTGCGTCGTATGCACAACTGAACTCACAGTTCTTTGCGTAGAACACACCCTGCCTAAATGTACCGTCACTTTTTACCGTAAATGCTCCTGTAGATGTTCCTATATTATGGGAACCAAAAAACTTAAACCCCTCAAGATAAACTCGATGATTGCCACTCCACACCCATACATATGGATCTCGAGCATACTGAACTGAAATCCTATTTTGATTGGTATATACTGATTCCCCATTCTTTGTGTGCACATAAACCTTGTATCCATCTGATGCATCCACAAACCATGTCGAAGAAGTTGATTGGCATTCAGACAAAGAATTTACTTTTTTAAGTCTTTCATATCCGAACTTAGGACTAAAGCTTCCTGTATCAAAAACTGCCAATGGTGTATTACCTGATAAAGTAGGAGTAAATAAGTTTAATCCATTACCAAAACCCCACACCCCCTGTTCTACACATCCAGCATAAACAGGGCCGCCAACTGCTATTATATTCAAACTTGCAGTAACATTGTATAGAGAAAGAGAAGATTCCCACGGGAGAATTGTATTCCCTCTTACATAAATGGTATTTATATTTCTGCTTATCGCTTTTGTTAATGTTTTATATGCAGTCAGCCATGAATTACCATCTCCATTGGCATCATCGCCATTTACTGGATCAACATATATAGGTGATGTTGAAAATGTCTGTCTAAACACAGACAAGTCATTGCGCATCGTTGCTGAATTACCTCTTCTTTCATACATTATATCTCCAAATCTTGTATATCCAATAGGAGAAGTGCTTCCAATTAAAGATGATGCTCCAGTTGATACCCTTTTAATTCTTTTTAGATAATCCGACCCGTACCTATATATATCGAAATTAATATTACCAAGTATGGTATTTACTCTCTGAAAAAATGATTCCTGCCCATTGTCAACAAGCCTAACAATTTCACCACTATCAATACTGGATGCAATCATAGATTCTTTACTATAGAATGTCTTCCCAGCTATGACTAGTAATTCATCTGTTTTTTTATCTTTTTGTGTCAGTCTTTCCAATTCATCATATACTGTTGTATTTCCAACAATAGATGATGAGTGCCCAACAAGTTCTGAGCCATTCGTCTGCTGCAATTCCTGTCTGAATCTGTCAGGGTCATACTTCAGCACATTCGGGAAATAGAACTGCTGCACACCATACGCATCATATACAGCCATAGAATGGCCTTGCACAGTTACGAACTTGGCAATATGTCCGTTATATGCAGGGTAACCAGCAGCATTAATGATGATTGGTTGCGATACAGGAACGTGAGAGCCGTCTTCGTTCTCCACATAAACCTGAATCTGGTTTTCAGGATTTACCGGGTCAGTGTCAATTTTACCGATATAAATTTTACCATTGGCTACGGCTTTGAAAGAACGCGCCATAGTGAAGAGTTGCGAAGGCATACTCACTACAACATTGGGTGTAATGTCTGACATTATACTTTTACCTTGCAGGTTTTGAGATGCTGCAAACTTAACTGGTAAGAGTGACGTCAGGCCGAGCAAAGACTTTAGAAGAGTTCTTCTTTTCATGATTCTTCGTCAATTGTGATGGTCTAAAGGAATCATGCAAAAAAGAGTGTCTGTTATCAACCTGACAGTCACTTAAGTTGCGCAGCATTGCGTTAAAGTTTGATATAGTTTTGGTAAACAGGAGGATTTATGGACAGAGATTTATATAAAAAAGACTGCAACTAACCATCCGTGGCTTTCCGTTACTTCTGGTTATCATCACTGTTCATCCAGTACATGATGCCTAGCCTTGATATGGTTTTCTTATCTGATTCTGGAAGTGAGTTGTAAAACGAGCGCCAAGCAGAAGAGCGTCTTACAGTTGTATCAACGATGCTTTCTGGTGCTTGTTTTACTGCCAGCCTTGCTGCTTTCTGGAATTCTGGTGAGCTAATTAGCTTTTCTGCAGATTCAATTGATTCAGCGCCGCCCATCGCCCTGATTTTGCTGGCGACTTTTGCCCCAATTTCTGACCCAGCAACAGCACCTACTGCACTGAACGGTCCTGACACAGTTGAACCAACCGCAGTGCCAATGCGTTGGGCATGGTTAGCAACAAATTCATTTGCCGCAGTGACGCGATTAAACCGTTTGACGAACTCGTTTAGTCTTCCTGTAGTTATCTCGTAAGATTTTGCGTCTTTTATAGCCTTTGCGACCTTATATACATCGTTCAGACCTGACATAGTCTCTTTTGGTAAATGTCGGGCAAGATTGCGCATCTGCCCGTTTGCTAACATGTTTTGATACCAGTCAGCAAACCCTGCAGGATTAAAATCAGCGCCACGTTTTCCGTTCGAAAGCATATCCCGAAGACCTGTTCCCAGTAGCTCGGTTCTTAGCTTCCTGGACGGCGTGTTTTGCATCAATTCACGAAATCCTTTGGCATCGCCTTTCGACATTGCCTGTAGTGCTGTAGTTGCTTTGCGAGAAACATCACCGTTCAGCGTTCTGCCAGTTAGATTAATCATTTGCTCTTCCATGCTTTTTCGCATCTGAACAAGCCTCTGAGCAACTTCAAAATCACGTAATGCATTTGTCTCTGACAGCGCCGCCTTTTGATCATCGGCGAGCGAACCGTAAAGCCTCGATAAAGCAGCGCGATCAGCATCTTTATATGGTCCAGAATTCTTATGAAGTGCATCACCAACAAGTCGTCGTTGCTTATTGAGATTTGCATAAGTTAATGCGCCGTTCTTGCCTGGATTAACTGCCCGAAAGACTCTCTTTTCAATAGGGTCAAGGTTTTTCATCCCGCCAAGATCTTCTGCCACCTGTTTGAGCATTGACCTTGTTGATGGCGCATCAATTTTTGCACCTGCAGGCATCGCCTTTTCAACATTGCGATAAAGCTGGTCGCTTCGTTTCATCAGCGCAGACATTCTTCCATTGACCGTATCAATAAACTTGTCGCTCATACCAAGAGCATCTTTTGCACCGGAAACGCGATCAATTATCTCCCCCGCGCCCTGTGCTAGCTGCCTGATTGCTTCATTTTCCTGCACCTGTAGAGCAGAACCCGCACGGGACTTGATTGCTTGCTCAACTGCCTTGTATTGCTCGTTCCCGGAAAAGTGTGAAGGGAGTAATGAATCAACATTAAGCCTTTCAGCAGACTCCAGAACTTCAGCCTGAGGATTGATATCTAGTTCATCAAGCGATGAAGCGAGATTTGGCCTTTTTTGTGCTGCTACTGTGCGAACGACTTCCTCTGGGTTCCTCGTTGCAGGCGTCATTGGTACACCTTGTGCTACTCTTGCCTCTGCGGCATGAACCGCAGGATTTGTTGCTGCAGCGGCATCACCGGAGAATGGTGATGTTTCTGTTGCCGCAGTGGTCGCTCTCTGTGCAGATGTTTTATTGCCACTAATTATATTTGATGCACCACGAACACCACGGGTAACGCCATTTATCAGGCCATGCGTAGCAATGTTAAGTCCGGCATTAATAGCGGCATTTTCGGCAAAATCACCCCGTTGATTCGCCGCGTCAGCGAGAGAACCAATGACCATGTTTCCAGCTACTCCTGCTCCAGGAACAAGATAACCGCCCATTGACTCTCCAGCTTGCGCATAAGGGTCTGTCGGTCGATCTACTGGACGATAGACATCGTCCAAAACCTTGGGGCCACCAAGCCCCTGGCTGATTGCATTAATCAGACTTGCGCCACCCTGCAATACGTCAAATGGTATGTTTACCAGACCACGACCAGCCTGCTCTGCAATTTGCCCTGCACTTTGACCACCTGTGAGCCAATCGCCAGCTTGTTGCATCAATGATGGTTCTTCACGTGCTGGTTCATTATTGGCCTGATTAACTGTTTGTTGCTGAACAGGTTTCGGTGCGACAGAACTTACGGGTTGAGGTGGCTGCTGACTGGCTGCCTGCTGCTCAATCTGAGCAAATGGATTATTTGGGTCTGACTGCACACCTGATGCCGATACTTGTTCGGATGACTGTGCTTCCAGTTGTGCAAACGGGTTGTTAGGGTCTTGCTGAGGATGTACCTTTGCAGAGGTGGCGCGCTGTTCGACTGTTGAGTCTGTCACCGGGTCACCCGCCCATTGAGCAAAGCGATCATCAACGTAGCCGCGGCCTTCAGGTCCTGGCGTATATTCACCACGCTTTGCCTTCATAACGTTGCCGGGACCGTCGTGATAAGCCTGAAGAGCGTCACGCCAGTTACCAAACTGCTGGTACATCTTTGCCAGATAGCGCGCGCCAGCGTCAGCCTGATATTCGGGGTTTTGCATTTGCTCATCGGTATAACCCATATCACGCCATGTCCCAGGCATGACCTGAGTCAATCCTACAGCCCCGGCGGAGCTTACTGCGGCAGGGTTGTAAGAAGACTCCTTGGCACCCAGTGCAGTCATCAACCCTTCTGGCACACCGTAACGTGCGCCAGCCTGCTCTAACAAATCACGGTAATTAGCCATTTACTGCCCCAAAGATGGAAGATATCCGTAGCGATTAATGAAGTCGATTGACAGCTCGGGGTGCTGCTTCAGGTAATCTATAGAAGCCTGAGGCGCTTCCACTCGCTTGATACCGTTTTGCTGAACGTACTTACCAACCGCCTCATTACGCTTCTGGTTGAGCGTGTTCAGGATGACGCCAGCGTTGCGACGAAAGGACTCCTCGCTCTGCGAGTTCTGCAGCGAACCAACAGCCTGGTCGAGCTTTTTGCCCTCGGCATCAGAAAGTGCGCCCATGCCTCGCATGGCCTGAACCGCTGTCAGGTATGCTTGTGATTTAAAGGTATCAAGTCGTGCCTGAGTGTCTGCAGCCTGTGAGCCTGGAACGTTGGGGATTACTCCACGTAAGCCTGTAATGCTCTTAAGTGAAGGAGAACTAACGATATCGTTCAGAGTGAACATGCTGGTTGTGAGGGTGTTGATGCCGTCTTTGTAGCCATCATTTAGCGCTTGCTGCTTCTGCTGCAACTGCTGGTTGTTGGCTGCTATGCGGCTCTGTATTTCCTGGCGCTTCAGGTCGTTAGTTTCTGCTGATAGCATCCGGTCAAGGCGCTTATTTTCGTTGTTAATGCGGTTTGTTTCTGCGTCCAGATTAATGCGCTGCTGACCTAAATTCGCCTGGATATCTTGTCCGCGCATTGTGATTGCCTGATTCCGAGCGGCGGTTTGCGAATCCAGATCCTGACCGCGCATGGTAACCTGGCGACCCTGCATTTTATCCTGTAGGTCAAAGTATTTTTCGGGCCCGAGACTGTTCATCCCCAGGTGATCGACAAATTCGCCGAACTGCCGCGGGTTCTGTTGGTACATCTGAGCGACGTCATGAGGATTAACGCCAACACGAGCTAACTCACCGGCGTTGTTTTGCAGCCATGATTGCATTGCTTCTGGAGACGATGACGCAAGGCGTGCGCCAGCCGCTAAGGTGCCGATAGAATTACGCTGCTCTTCATCAATGAATCCCATGCCTTTACGAACGGATTCAATCTGGTCTGGATATTGAGTAGCCAACTGACGCAAAGCACTGCGATCACCAGACGCATAAGCATTAGCGTACGCCTGCTGAAATTCTTTCTGCCGCTGAGCCTGCTTTTCCTGCTGAAACACCCCCGCAATACCTGAAAGGCCTTGCAAAGCAGTCAGCCCAACATTGTTAGCGCCTGAACGCTCAATATCATTGTTCTGCCTGATAAGCTGAAGCGTATTGCCGATGTCATTTACGCTCGGAGCGTTTGAGTTGACGCCGCCGATACCAGCCAACAATCCGCCGTTTGTTCCTTGCCAAGTAGCCATGATTACCCCTTAAAACAACGAGCCAAGCAATCCGATACCAGCACCAATGCCAGCGCCCCAAGGCGTTGATGTTCCCAAAAGGCTGGCAAGACCTGCACCGGCAATCGCACCAGACGTGCCACCGCTAATTGCAGTCTGAAGACTTGATGGTTTATTGGCATTAGCAGCGGCAAGTGCTGCGCTTTGCTGTGCAATGCTGCTCATGTTGTTGGCGTACGTCTGCCCGGCGTTTGCCTGACCTTGCAGCGCACCAAGCCCAACGTTTGCCAGATTGTTGTAATTGCTCATCTGGTTTGATAACCAAGACTGACCGAGTGTCGGCGCGATCGTAGCCAGTTGATTGCTTGTGGCTGTCGAACCAAGTCCTCCAGTCGCTTCCGCAGCAGCAAGACTCTGGTAACGAGCCTGACCTGCAAGGTCTTTATACTGCTGAGAATTGTAATACTGATTAAGTGCCTGCCCCTGACCTTCTAAACTGGAAAGATTCTGAAGCTGGTTAACATACTGCTCCGCAAGCGGCGTGAACGGAGCAAGGTTTTTCATGATCGTCTGCCACTGCTGATTTTGCAGGTCTGCGGCATACTTCTGAGCTTCTGCGGCATACTTTGCGCTTTTATCAGAACTGCCACCTTTCCCGCCTTTTTCAGGGCAATAAGGTTCCTCGCCGCGCAGTTTTCTTCCCAGCTTAAATGCATATAACATGGCTATCTCCCGTGATTCAGGAAGTCGATTAGTTCTTCGCGTGTGGCGCTGTAAAACGTCACGTCATCCACGCCTTTGAAGTATTTCTTGATGGTTCCGACACGCTTAAGGCCAATCATTGCGCAGTAAATCTGCCCGTGGCGGAATTTGCGTGCGGCGAACGATGTGACGCACTGAACGGTGGTGTTAGTCAGAATGTATCGCCAGAACGCCAGCCCGATTTCCTTGCTGAAGCCGCGAATCTCTGGCAGGTACATGGCGTGGCAATCAAAGGTTAGCGGCTGAATCTCCTGATAGTAAACAATTCCGCCGAACTGCCCGTGCACGTTCACCTCAAAGTAACGGCATTCAGGTTTGTAGTCGTATCCATCACCGTTGTTGCTCCCGGCGATAATGTCATGGTGATTTCCTACGGCTTCTATCAGGTCGATGTTTCGCGTTGGTTTGAACTGAATCATTACTGCTCCGCGATTATCTTGATGGTTGTGGCAGTAAACGACGCACCATTCGACTGAATGGTTAACGTGCTGCCATTTGTGGCAAGAAAGCCGTCTTTATCCACGCTGAAGAACGTAGCTAACAGGATGTTATCGGTCGTTGTCGCCGAGTTGCGACTGCTTACCAGTGTGTCAGGAACAGAGCCGGAAAAGGTTAGCTGCATTGACCTGTTGGCGGTTCCACTGGGCCACGTCCCGACAATCGACAGCTTGAAGAACAGGGTTTTGTTCTCGTTGAACACAACCATCTTGTTGTTAACGGTGTCGAAGAATGGTGCCAACGTGCCGGATGACGGCGTGAGCGTTTTCAGCAGGCTAACAAGGTTGGTAGGCGCTGTCGGAATTGTTACCGATACCCCTGAGTAAACAACCTCTGATTTCTTGCGCGTGGTGGCATACTCAAGCGCAGATATTCTTGTTGAGTGATCACCAACTGTGCTTTGTAGCGTCGAAATACTTCCCTCTGCCGCTGTGAGCCTGGTATCAAGTGCGTCGATATCGGTTGTATTCTGAGTTATGCGCGCATCATGGTTTGCTAACTCAGATTCATTGGCAGCAATTCGCGTCTCGTGATCAGCCAGCTCTGTTTCAGCAGCCGTAATCCTTGTTTCATGATCTGCAAGAGTGCTTTCCGCTGCTGCAATTCTATGTTCATGATTGATGAGAGTTGCTTCAGCAGCTTCAATTCTGGATTCATGGTCTGCAAGGGTGACATCCTGCTCATCGTTCCTGACCTGTGCATCATAAGCGCCCTGTCCGGCCTCGTTGGCTTTGTTAGCCACGTTACCAACATCAGTGCCCTGTGCGATAACGTAAAGCAGATACGACTGCGAGAAGATATTGCGTGGAAGGACTGATGTGTCGAGCCGTGTAGCTTGGATGATTACCGGCACATTGAGATTCGAATCCGCCATTACTCAATCCTTATCTGGCAGCCAGACAGAGTGACAGGTGACTTAGTGATAACGCGCAATTTGAAGCCAATGTTTTTCCTGATGCGCCCGACACGCTTCCACAAAACACGCTTGTCGTAAACGAACGGTTCATTCTGCTCAATCATCTGCTCACGCCCGTAATTGATGCCGTCAGTAGTTGCAGAGAGGAACAGGCGGTCGGCGTACTGAGCTACGCCAGTGGATGATTCCACCTCCAGATCGAAGCATCTGGCGTTATCCGCTTTGAACAGTGGAGTAAACAGCAGGTGTTCCTGTTGAAGCCCATACTGGCTGCTGATATCGAATTGCAGTTTCCCGGTCACGGATTCCAGCTTATCGCCGCACGTTATCTGATTGCCTTCGTAAATGAAGTCGATAGCGCGGTACACATCGTCATACAAGCCTGTTTTCAGCACGCACCATTGCGGACCATTGGCGCTTGAAGATGCGTCATACACTAGGACGTGGCGCGGCAGGTGGATAATCAGCAACTCATGAGCATCAAATCGCAGCGATTCCATCACACCATCAGCCAGTTCATCAGCAGTGTAGGAGCGGAGGATTTTCTCAATGCTCGCGCTGGCGATTGGTGATACCTGACCTGAGCCGATGATGTATACAGATGGCGCACCTGTTGCCGGATTGCTGATGAACGCATAGGAATCAGCGAATGGCGTTTTGCAATAGGTTCCGGCAATACCTTTCTGCACCATCAGCGATGGTTGTGCGACATACAAAGCAGCACCAACGGTGGTTGCGCCAGTCAGGGAGAAATATTCAATCGTCGATGAACCAAAGCAGACGATGAAGTCTCGCCATGTTCCGATGCCGATGATGCCGTCCGGCTGCGATTCTGCGCGATATTGTGCGCTGTATCGGTCAGGATGTGATTCGTCTTCAAGGTCAGTGATAAACCATGAATCAGTGCCGTCTTTTGACCACGCATAACGCCCACGTAAGCGTGTAATGTCACGAACCGAACCTAACTCATACTGAGTGAATCCGCTATCTGTAGGCCAGTTTGAGACGGTTTTAACCGTGCCATCATAGCGGTATTCGACCAGTTGCCCGTTAACACCTACCGCCTGTGATGTCCGACCATGTGCCATTGATACGCGACCACTTCCGGCAACATCACCGACTTCACTTTCGCCTTTGTACAGCTTGCCACCACACACGCGATAAACAGCACTCTGCGTCATGTTGTACTCGACACCGCGAGATACACCGTTCACATCAGAGCGTTTGGCAATGCCCGGGAATGAGCGAAGATATCCGCTGCTGTTGAGGATTTCTTTGGGTGTAGCCAGCATATTCACTGGCAGATAGTCGATATAGTCGGCGTTTCTAAAGTCTTTGCCGACACCTTTCATAAGCGGAAGTTGCTGAATAGGCATTTATTCACCTATGCGTTTGGGATATCGCCATCAATCAGAGGGAGATCGCCTGGATAATATCTGTCAGATGTGAACACGTCATATTTATTACCCTGCCCTACAGGAAAATCTCCACGTCGTCGCATTGAAGGAACAACCAGAGTGTCGGTCATCAAGGCATCATATGAGCGTTGGGCGTTACTGAGAACTTGCGGAGTTGGTTCAAGGCTGTAATCAGATAGCATTCTCAGCAATAACTGATAGCCTACTGCGTGTTTGTATTTTCTTGGAAGACCTGACTCATCATCTGGTAATGGCTGCTCATCTCCAGTTGCGAAAGCGTAACCAATGTCTCCGGGGTTAATCATCCACTCAGACATCATATCTTCCAGATCATTTACACCATCTTCAATTGATTGCGGCTCAACATCAGTCAGCGATGCATTAGAAGCAATAGCAAACTTACGAAGCGCAAAAAGGACGATCTCACCCTTTGTCAGTACTGTTGCCATTGTCTGCCGCCTTACGACCTCGCTTACTGGTCGGTTTCAATTCATCAACTGAGGCAACAAAGCCCAACTTGTCGAAAAACTGGAAGTCTTTTTCTGCGATAACGGCCTGTACATGCCCGGATTCGTTATCTGCGGCAAGGAATACACTCATGCGATCCATATTGTTTCCTTAAAACATAAAAGGGGCGTAAGCCCCTTGTTATTACGGATTACCGAAGAACTGACCGCCCATGTGAGGGTTAAAGCACACATATGCAGGCAGTAAGTCAAAGCGCATTTTTTGCACGTTGGCATCGCCATCTGCGTATTTATGTACGCGGATGGAGAAACCTTCATATGTGGCAACAGCAGAATCAATACTGTGCAGTTTCGGCAGTGGGATAGAGCCAAGTCCACAGAAGAACTTGTTATAGAACAGGTTTGGCTTCATTGTCTGGCTAGCAGTGCCTACTACAGATACGGCATCGCCTGCCGCTACCTGACGACTTACAGAGTTGTACTGCGGGTTTGTAGTGTCATAAATCGGAACACCAGAAAGCGTAACCGTCACATCGCCACTGCTGTCTGAATTAGCATCAGCAGTAACCGTTGCAGTGAAGCTAATTGGTGTGGCTCCGTTATACAACGCCTGTTTGGTCTGCTGTTGCAGCCAGTAGGTATTGGTGAATTTAACCTGATCACCAGCTTTCAGAAAACCTGTAACGCTGGCTGTCGCTCCGGTCAATGTTACAGTGAACTGGTATGAGTCTTTAACTGCGTTATAGGTAACAGTTGGCTGTGTTTTGACTGTCAGTGTTCCGCCAAATGCCCCCTGCGTACGAGAGGCAAGCCCATTAGACATCAGTGCGCGAATGCCGCCAAAATTGGTTGGGATCTGTGCATTCTCCCATGCAGTACGAACCAATTGATCTGAAGCGTGCAAACCAGTCTGCGCATCAGCAAGTCGCTGTGCAGACCATGGATCCATTACAGCATAGTTTTCACCTTCATTAACGCCGAGGTCTTTCAGGAAAGATGCCGTCTGCGCAACATCAGACCATTTGGTGATTGGAGTATTGGGGCTACCAAGTGACAACGCACCGTTATTCATCATGAAGTGAGCAAGCTCTGTTTCAAGGTCGGTAACGATTCGCTGGCGAACCGGCGCGAGAATTTCTTCCAGTTGGTTAAGCTTGATCGCTTCCTCCAGTTGCTGATATTCAACAGCAACAGTGATGTAGTTACCTACACGCCCCGTAGCTTTACCTGAGATCAGGTTGTTTTTATTTTGCCCTGAAATATCACCAGTGGGAGTACGGAGGGATGAGAATTGATGTGGACGTTTAAAGCTAACGCTATCGCCAGTGCTGGAGTTGATTTCACCTGCCAGCAACTGACGGTCTACGGTTTTCGCCAGAACTAAATCTGACATAAAACCCGGAAGGAATTTTTTCAGAACGATTTGACTGACGTTACTATCGAGATTGTTAGGCATTTATCTTTTCCTTATTCGATTTTTGCGCCGGGGCATAATTTGTTGAATTCGTCTTGTTTCGCATCAGCACCGCCACCACGTACTTCCGGCTCTGGCTTGATGGCTTTCTTTGGTTTTGGAGCAAGGCTTACCTGTTTGCTAATCTGCCCCAAGAGGAATGCTGCGCGAATTGGATCTGTCTCAGCGGCTACACGCTGGCGTAATTGCTGGCTCTTACCTAAGCCATAGGCGAGTAGTTCAGAGCCTTCGTCTGCACAGTGAATGATGATTTCCTGCTGAATTGGTGGTAGCTCACTAAGAACAATGGCTTCCATTTCCTGATAATCTTTCACAGGAAGTTTGGCTGCCCGTTGTTTATGCGCTTCTACCCTTTGCTGGAAACGCTGCTGGTATTCCTGTTGCTGACGTAGTTTTTGTTGCTGCTGCTGTTCGACACGGCCTTTTTTCTCATGCCAATCAGTCAATGCCTGTTCAAACGCCTGTTCGTCATAATCACACGACTCAAGAGTCGGTTTTGGTGGAATAGCGTCTGGTTGTGGTTGCTGATGTTCCGCAGGCTTGGCTAATGCTTCCTCAAGCTGGCGGCGCAACTCACGGTTTTCTTTCTGTGTTTCTTTGAAGCCTTTGCGAAGATCTTTTACCCATTGCGGTGCAGGTTGCCCGTCAATGTGATCATCATCGTCAGCGTTAAGCTGAATTTCTTCATCACCAATACGCAAGGCGTAATCTTCTGGTGTCTCTTCGGTTTTTTCAGGCTCAGTTGCCACCTCTTTACCGTTGTCATCCTGGCTTTCATTTTCAGGCTGTGACTCTGTTTGGATGATGGTTTCTTCTGCATTTTCCTGTGTTTCAGACAGGTCAATAACCTGACCGTCGATGATCAGTTCGTTTTCCATTGATTACTCCTGGTTAACTCGGCATTAAGTCTGCCGGTGACTGTGGTGGTGACTGGAATTGCTGTTGTTGTGACTCGGCGACATCTTTCAGAAGGCGTATTGCCTCCATCACTGCTTTGTCATCGATGTTTCTGGCTTGAGCCAATTTATAGACAGTGTTTGCCTGACTCTCCATCGCATCCTGCTGGGCAGTAAATGCTTTGATTTGAGTTTGAGCAGTTTCGTTAGTTGCTTTTTGCGCTTCTGCCTGAGCTGCTACCATTTGCGCCTGAGCGAGAACCATTTCAGGATTTGGCTGGCTTTTTGCTGCCATTTGCGCCTGTTGAACAATCTGCTGCTCTTTCTCATTGCGTGGTTTTGCAATACCAGATATCAGCAGTTGGTTTCGGTTGTACTCTTTGAAGTCATCAAGGCCTTCGCCATCGATATTGTCCAGAATAATACCCTGAATTGCCGGGCGCATTGGGTCCGTTGGAAGCATAGAGCTAAGGACATTTGTCAGTACAGAAACCGTTGCATCACGTCGTGCTGTGTAGCCTGGTCCAACATCAACTTTCACATCGTATCGACCGACAGAAAGGTCATTTAACGCAACAACAGCCCCTGTTTGCCTGTCAACAACCTGTGCGCTCAGGACAGCGATATCATCACTTCCATCTTCGTTAACGATGCGCACTTCACGTTCTGAACCGTACACTTCACGCGCCATTGACAGCCATACTTCACCAGCGCGTTTAAGACTTTTCGCCATATTGTCCAGATAGATAAACGAAGCCATATCTGCTCTGTTCATCAAGTTGTTAACCGTTTCCTGAGCAATATTACTTGGCATCTGCTGCATGGCCTGACTGCCGCCTGTAACCTCCTGAATATCAGCACTGGTTTGCTGTAGTAATACAGCCAATGCCTGATTCATAACCGCAGGCTGTGTATATCCTGCCGGGGTAGCTCCAGCGATGATGTTGCCATATTTATCTCTCACTTCGCGCAACGGCAAGAACGCTGGTCGTTTCTTGTTGCGAGCCTCCCAGTGCTTCTCAAGTCCACGAATTTGCTCCATGCCAACTATAGGGATCTGATCGGGGTCTTGCGTTGCAGTATCAGCCAGCATTGAAACCTGAACGTTGTACAAACGCTGTGGATCCATTGCTTTTGCAATGTGCCCTTCGACACGCTCAATGTCATCAATGAACCAGCGTTTTCCATAAACCGGAATGAGGGGGATATGCTCACCAGGAATACGTCGAGGTTTCTCAAGGAAACCATCACCATCCACTACGGATACATACACACGACGGCGCTTCACTGAGCGCCTTGCCACTTCCTGAAATCCAGCTATTGCCAGTTCATCTTCAATATCTTCAACCTGATCACTGTCGTATGTTGCAATCTCTCCAGTGATTGGATGTCGATAACTGATGACGTCAACAGACTCTTTACGAACTTCGTAATACTTCGCTATGTAAATAACATCTTCATCAAACCAGTCATATTCCCAACTGGTCATAGACGTTACATCCAGAGAAGCAGGAGGTTTCTTTCCGTATTCAGCCTCATATTTTTCAGGTGACAACGAATACATGCAGAACGCCCACAACGCGTCAGATTTGTCGTACTTCTTAGCGTCAGGGTCAAACCACACAGAGCGCGACGGGTCGTATATTGGTTCAATAGCAATGCGCTGACGATCGTCCATGGGGTCGTATTCATTGACCAGCATAGACGTCAAACGGAAGCAACCGAAACCACCAGTAGCAGCGTCGTCAAATGCATTATCGCAAGCCTCACCGCCATCAGTTTCTTCGTAGTCAGCACGGAACAGACCATTTAATTTATTGGCTAACTCTTCGCTTGCCTCTCTGTCACCAGGACGAAACTTAACGGTGATTCTGTTATTGCGGTATTCTGCAATGATGCGGTTAAGTTCAGTTGCTACCTTATTGATTTCAAACTTAGGATACTTCTCGAACTGCTCATCAAGCTTAGTTCCAGCCGCCGTTGCTCCTTCCCATTGACCTCCGGGGACACGAGCAAACCTCGTAGCTTCAATGCACTTTTCGCGCACTTCCTGCTGTGGAGAATAGGCGCGGTCAAACCTGAGCATGATCCGCTCATGTTTTTTCTCTAATGTCTCTGCCATGTTTACCAACCGGAGGATGAGGGAACGTATATTTCTGTTTCTTCGCGGACCAATGCCGGGCAATGCATACACATCATCAGCGCATCAGCCAGGTTAGGAGATGGAATACCGAGCTTCTGCTTCATTTCGACCTTAGTCATTAGCTCCAGCTTCCCGTTGTTATTGAATTTGCGCTGAATCTGCGTCAGTTCTGCAAACAGCTTCTCCAGCATCTTCTCGCCTATCGCTTCTTTGTCGAAGCTCAGCATGTCGTCGGGGTCTGCATACTCACCGTGGACAACCGCCCGATATGTCAGATACAGCCTGTCAGCCAGCGCGTAATAGAATTGCGCTCGCTTATTGCGGAATACATCGCCAATAGTGCGAACGTTGTCGCCCTGTACGACTTCATCAGCCCATGCTCCGGCCTGATACGGAGCATCTTCATCGAATGGCGATTCGCTGCCCTTGAACATCGTGGCGGTGATTTTCTTGCCGGAGAAAGCTTCCGTTGTCTGTCTGCGTAGCCCAGCACCAACACCATCACCATCCCACAGGTAATGGTCAGCGCCGTCTTCAATCGCCAGCGAAGTAGCCCAGTCAGCACCCTCGTTGATGTCCATCAGCAGGCCTTCGGCAATGCGCTTAACAACCGAACCGTGACGCGATGCATAACCTTTAGCATCCGGCCCTGTATCTGATGGGTCATGCGCAGAAATAACCGCGCCTTTCGCTTTCCATCCGAGTTTCTTGTGCGCATCGGTTGCGGCTTCAAGCCATTCACGTTTGATGATTGCCATATCACTTGCGCTTACTGGCTCACCAAGCCAGATGTGACGATACAATGTCGGATTTCTGCGTTTGCACTCTTCCATCTCCAGACGGAGAACTTCAGGAAAGTGCGGGTTGTCGGTGTAGTTCACCGTCAGCAGACAAATATCATCGGGAGGGTTTACTACGAATCGCTGATAGGTATCGTCGAGGATGTTTTTCGGGTTGAAGCTCACCCATATTTCGGAAAATGGCTTGCGGATGGTTGGTATCAGGATATCCCATGATTCCTTCGTTACCGCTTCCGCTTCCTCCACCCAGCAGATATCAATACCTTCGAGCGATTTAATCTTCGTCGGGTTGTTTTTGATGCCGTAGAACATGAATTCAGCATTCGTTCCGAGATGACGAATCATGGAACGCTGAATTTCAAACTCAGCCGAATACCCTTCACGCTCGATGGTATCTTCAAGCAACCGGATTACCGAATCGCTGATACTGTTTTGTAGTTCACGAGCGCAGAGAATACGCACTGGCTGCCGACGCGCCGCTTCAACAAGCAGCCTCGCAATTGCCCATGACTTACCGCTACCTCGACCGCCTTTGGCGACTTTGTAGCGATGCGCCTCAATGAACGGTTCAAAGATAGGATTAATCGAGGTCATTTTCCGAATAGAGTGCTCATCGGTGATGTTTCAATCTGAATTGCGCCGCCGTCCTTACCGACAAGCTCGTTAGTTACCTTGTCGCCATACTTACGGGGATTCATTCGGGCCAGCGCCCATTTGCGGGTATCAACGCGAAGTCTTGCCTTTGCCACCTCAGCAGCATCTGGAATCGCAGTGTCAGCAATTTCGAATATCTCTTCGAAAATAGAATCAGCTCGCGCCTCAGTTGCCTTCGCGTACTTGTCTCTAAATTCGTCATGCTCTGACAGCCAGCGAAATACAGTAGCCTTTGCTGGCATGCCGGGGCGCTTGCAAACCTTAACCAGACTTTCCCCGGAGGCAAGCAGCGCACAGATATCATCAGCCACCTCCGGCAGGTAATCCGAAGGGCGACCGACATTCTTTTTCTCAGTCGCCATATTGATTATTTCCCTTCTGTTTGCTTCCCAGCGGGGAACGAATCAACGCTGCCGCCGGAATAGCAGTCAAGATCAATTGCGACTTGTACCGCTTCTCTCGCATTTTTGCCACAGTGCATGGCAGTGCGAGCAATCAGCCCACCACTACCAATGGCGTATGGTTCAACCTGTAGCGAAATACTCGCCCGCGTTTCGCCTTTCTCTTTTGAGATGATGTAAGCACGACCAGCACCGATGATAGCAAGCGCTGTGAAAGAGAATGTCGGGAGAAATTCTGATGCATACGTCAGGTTGTTCTTAAGAAGTTCCTGCAATTCCATCTCCGCGCCGCAATCACCAGAACAACCTAATGCAATCACTTTACTGCCGCAAACCTCCCACCCAGATTCTGGCGGTGTGTAAATCTTTTGTTCTGTATACGAACACACAACATCACCAGATGATGCCTGGGTGTCAGATGCCAGGGTCTTTCCATCCCATGCAATAGTGGTCATATCATGCTCCGGCAGTGAACAGGTCTAACGCTTCCTTCGACTTACGCACCGCTTCGATAGTGCGGGTCGTGATATCCGAATTAGCGCCGCCTGACTGGAAGTGAATTTTGAATAGCTCAAGCTTCAACTCGTCAGTACCAATGAACTGAAATGCTTCTTCTGCGGCTGCGTTCTGGTTCATGACCAGTTTGTAAATCTCTAGCTGGAATTTCTGTTCTTCAGTCATGGAAATAATCTCTGCCATTGTTGGCTCCGTTTATCCGTTAAAAGGGATATCAGTTAAGTTATCCCGTGTAGGGTATAAGTCATTGTCGAGACCACTCATTGAATGGCCTCTGCAATAACCGATGTCTTTCCATCAGTCCGCCACCACAAAGAATCTTTTTTGCCATAAGGCTGGAGGTTCATCTTTCAGTGGCTGCCAGTGTTATTTCCCCACTTTCTGGCTTGGGTTGTTTCGCGGTGCTGCCGTTAATTAGTGACCAGAAATTAACTCCGGTTTCATTATCAAGCCCACCAGTAGATGGGCTTTGTAATGAAGAGTTGTTATGAAAATTGCTCTAAACAAGCATTAATAGCCATCAGAAGTAATCGCTACAGATTTCAATCCCTCAATGTCATCCTTGGACAGGGCGAACCATTCACCGTGCTTTCTCTTTGCGGCAAATTTGCGATGAAGCATGTTTTCAGTTTCTCTTCCACCAGGGATCAGGCACTCAAGCTTCAAGCAGTCTGGTCCAGAGTTGCCAAGCGATTTGATGCGTTGTGGAATGTTGGATGAATACCCAATTTTGGTTAGCCCAGTTTTCTTCGATGACAAAACGTATACCTGAGGAGGTTCTTTTCTCTGGTCTTCCATTACACGTCTCATTGTTGCCATAAGTCCGCCGTGCATCAGCATTTCAACAAAGAACGCTGACCGAACACCTGACGACTTAAGCATGCCAGAAAATTCACTTGCCAATTCCATTAACTCTGCGATGTTTTCAGGAACTTTTTGGCAGTTATCTTCCTTGTATAAGGAAATCATTCTTTGAAGCTTTTCTTCTAATTGGTTCATAGCGTCTTTACCTTTTAGAAAGTGAGCCTGTCTCACAGAAAAGCCGCCCCGAGATGGTCGCCACCATATACGGCAGTTCTCAGGCTCAACTTTCTGAAAGGCTCGGGTGATGTAATATGCGCGTGAGATGCGCTGTGAAATTCAGATGTAAAAAAAGCCCCGCATCGCGAGGCCCATTCTATTATTCGGGTGCTCATGATCAGGCCGCCGCATAGAGCAATTTCATCTG